CTGGGGCGTTGTCTCCCAGCACAGGTTGCGCAGGTCGTTAAACTCCAGGTTAATACGCACCTCGTGGTACTGCAGGGCAATCAGAGGCAGGGCCAGGCCAGGGTTGCGGCAGAACCAGAACTGCAGGGGAATGAACAGGGTGTACGCGGGGGCGCAGTTCACCAGGTCGCTGGACATGTTGGGCTCGCCACCGGCGCAATCGTCGTCGCAAGCAGAGCCACCCTGCACCAGCAGGTTGGTCAGCACAGGCACGTTGCCAACCATCTTGGCATACCCGGCCTGCTTGCCCGCCTCCTGGGACAGCTCATTCCAGATGTGCATCCAGTTGCCATAGTGCTTGTCGATACGCTGGCCACCAATCTCAATCTCCACGGAGCGGATCAGATTGTGACCCACCCAGTTCAGCCAGCGGAACTGGGCACCAGAACCATCACTGCTCTGCAGTGTCACCTGGGGCAGTGTGGCCTGCAGGTACATGCGGTGAATCAAATCACCATTACGCTGGATGGTGCAAGTTACGCGCTTGCCAAAGCCAGGAGAGCCGTTGAAAGGGTTCTCAATGGACTCCATGGCAAAGTTAGTGTGGCGGCGGTACACCACCTTGAAAAAGGTAATCTGGGGATTACCCGTGAGGTAAACATCCTGAGCGCCATAGGCAACAAGCTGCATAAGACCACCACCCGTCATTTGTTATACCCCTTCTCTAGAAATAAATTCCGCCAAACCAGGAAAATTTCCGAACATTTTGCCGGGAGCTTCACTCTTTTTAAGCTCTACCGTGCAAGGTCTGCCGGGGACATTCTTTTTTCACAGACTTTCCGCTCCTATAGAACCCGCTTCACCTAAACAAACTTTCTAATCAATCAAAAGGGATAATGTCATCGAGTGACGCATTTTTCAAAATACGCCCCACAAAAAGGAGCAACCCTGAAGCGCGGACAACTCTTGACAGGCTCCATAATGTGCATCTCCAGGGTATTATTGAAAAAGAGGGTGCAGTTTCTAATATGAAAGAGCGCCTTGAAGAAGTAAAGGAGGGCATTGAGAGTGAATCCGATGACATTCTTCTTGAAAAACTTTTTCAAGAAAAAAGAGAGTTAGAATCACAGATTGGAAAACAAGAGGGAAAATCCGAAATACTTGATTATTTTCTCGAGGCAGGGGAGATTTTATATAATTACTATGACATACAAGAGAAGATTCAGAGGGGCGTTGATACATCTGCAAAACGTGTGGGGGCAAAGGCAAAACCTGGGTCCGTGCTCGCCGCTTTGGAAACGGCGGCTGCAACTGATACGACCATGGTGTTTAATCAGAGCCAGGGAGAGATTATGCGCCGTGATAAATTATTAGAACAATATCTTCAGAAGATTCATCCAGAACATGTTAGAGGTGTGACGTCAGTTGAAAATGACACATACGGGGAGTGTCCAGAATGCAGCGCAGAAATGATTTTCAGTGCCAATGAAGCCATTTTTACTTGCGCCGATTGCGGGCATCAACAATTTGTTCTTATTGATTCGGATAAACCCAGTTATAAAGACCCTCCACGTGAAGTTTCCTACTACGCGTACAAACGTATTAATCATTTCAATGAATGGCTGGCGCAGTTCCAGGCTAAGGAGAGCACCGAGATTCCCACAGAAGTCTATGATGCTATTTGTGCCGAGTTGAAGAAGGAGCGAATCCTTGACTACCGAACATTGGCTAGGCAAAAGGTGCGCGAGATTCTCAAAAAGTTGAAATATAATAAATATTATGAACATGTCCCCCATATTATTAATCGTCTCAATGGGCAACATGCCCCTGTAATGAGTCGAGAGGTAGAAGAGAAACTTCGCTATATGTTCAAGGAAATTCAGCCTTCTTTCCAGAAAAACTGTCCAAAAGACCGCAGCAATTTCCTTTCGTATTCCTATGTCTTATATAAATTCTGTGAACTTCTTGACCTCGATGAATATCTCTCATCATTTCCTCTTCTCAAGAATCGCGACAAGCTCTACGTGCAAGATAAGATATGGGAACTGATATGTCGCGATTTGGCCTGGCAATTTATCCGTAGTGTTTGAGTTTTACAGTCCGTGATACTATTATATAGGTTTACCCATATGAAACCTATTGGCATATCATTAAGAAAAAAGCACAAATCTTACCGGTCGAGTCGATGATGTTTAAAAAGCCCTGGCCCCCCTGCTACTGTATATCCTCGCAGATTCTGAATGAGAAAATTCTCCATTTTTTCAAAGAGATTATCATTCTTTCCGTCAGGTCCCACGCCTGGCCGCCCGTGCAGCAGAGTATTTGCCAAAGTCTTGGGTGATTTCCAGGCCAAGATTCCGAGAGTGATTTGTTTGAGAGTTGATTTTGGTGCGCGTCTGGTACGCCCCTTGGCAACCATCTACTTATACTAGATGTTAGTACTTTATGGCCCGTCAAAATACAAGAAGAAGGACGCACAGTTTTATAATCTAAAAGCGACCAATATTACTGAAGCCTATATTGATGTAAGTGGTACGGTATTCCCTTTGCAGGAAAATCGTTTCGAAGTAGAGCGTTATGATACATATATCAATGTATATCACACTTTTTCTTATTTTAACGAGAGTGGAAAAATAATGGTTGGCCGGTGGACGGATGATTTTCCCCTTGGTGCTCTTCGGCAGATAAAGACGTTTTTTCGTCATGTAATGGATAATTTCGAAGATAATGATGGGGTCCCAGGAACAGCAATCTTTAGGGTATTCTTTACCGAAAAGGCAGCTGCAGAGTTAAGAGCATTTAGCTAAGCCACTACGTTTATAGGCGGGCCCCAGGAAACCCAACTAAGTTTGCACCAATCCCAAAGCCGGCACCCTGGCGTGCCGTTGCACCAATACTGGGAGACACTACATCCAGAATAGCAAACACAGCAGCGGCAACTACACCCAGTGTCACAATCTCGTCCATGGGCAGACGGTGACGAGGCACAAAAATGGCCGCAACGGCCACAAACAGACCCTCAACAAGGTACTTTATTACGCGATTGACAATCTCAGAGGTAGGGTCCATGTTTCTATATTTCGTCCATATATTTTCTGTGGGCGTGCGTGTATTCCGTCTAAAGGCAAATGTACATGCTAGAACAGAATGTCAAATACAGAGGCACGTGAGGATTTCCTTGAGGAGGATGTTGAAATACCGGGGCAGAAGTTTTGCCTCCTAAGTTTCCTAAGTCCGGAAAAGGTTCTCAAGGACAAGAACGTTTTTTTCTTCCAGTCTTTCTTAAAGGATTATGAGTTCCAATGCCGGACAAAGAATCTGGAGACATTTTTAATTAACACTATGAATGGGTTCAATGCCAAGATGGATGCAGAGGCAGATTCCCTCCTGGCAAAGGACCTGAGTGGGGCCTCAGATATTTGCCGTAGTTCCAAAGTTCGCGTGGAGACTGTGATGGGCGACTTTCACGCATTTGTGAAGAAGCATGAGAGCGAGTTAAAGGAGAGTACTCTGAAGGAGTCTTATGACGATTTCATGTTTAAGAACAGTGTCGCACTTGAGAATGAGTTTTATGCAAAGAATGAGTTCAAGACGACTGTTCGGGGACTTAAGATTCGTGGTGTATACGGTTCTCAAGCAGAGGCAGTAGCACGCTCTAAGAAACTGCAGAGACAGGACACGGTCCACAATATTTTCGTGGGTGAGGTTGGCAAGTGGCTGCCTTGGGACCCTGAGCCAAATGATGTGGCTGAGCAGGAGTATGCCGAGGAGCAGCTGAATACGCTGATGAAGAAGTACAAGGAGAATGAGGACAGCCGCGAGATGTTTCACAGGGAGAATCGCGAGCGCGGTAAGCCTCGTGGGCGTGACGCAATTTCCAGTATTGAGACAGCAGAGGCTGCACCGGCAGCTGTAGGGGGGGCCGTGGCCGCAGAGGTAGGTGACATGTTTAGCAAGGAGGGGCATGCTGACCTGGCCATGGCACGGAAGCTGGAGCGTGGCGCTGCCGCACCCACAAAAGCCGAGGAGCTCTGGGATACAACAATGGGCACCAAGTAGTTTCACGGTAATGCGGTATATAACATTATTAGTCGACTTTTTATGAAAGAGTCAACTAATTATGTAAATACGGGACCCCCTTTAAGAAGGACCTGTAGGAAAATAGTCAATAGTTTCCTTAGGGTAGCTCTGAATGCATTTATTTTCCTGGCAAAAGTATCCCTCGTCGCAATTCACCCCCTTGCAATCACCCTTGCGTGAATCGACTCCTGTCATTGCCTGAAAACCTTCGGGAAATGAACGCGCAAATGTGCGCCGTACCCAAGGTAAGACAGCAACAGCCACTACGAGTACTACAAATAATCCAAGTAAACTATAACCCTGCCTCTTCATTCTATTAGAAGGTCAATAATATTCTTTACCATCTATTTACCGCTGCAACTAAGGTAATACCGGAAGGGGATTTCTATCGTATAACTGTGGTGTATCGGGCCCCCTACAGAATCCATTTGCACATTTATCAGGAAAGTCGCAAGGAGGCAAGTCTACTCCACATCGCTGTGGCCCGCCGTATAGTTGAAATCCCTCCCTCGTTAAAAAGGGGTTAATACGATAATAACGGTCCGCAACAAGAAGGCCCAGCGCTATAATACCTACGAGGCCAATCACCTGTGTATCAAGCTTCATCTATAGTATAGAGTCGAAATTCAAAAGTGTCGTAAATATAGATGGATATTGAACAAAGAAAGCGTGATTTCCAAGCACATCATAAACACCCGGTGAATATACTATTTCATATAGTGTGCGGTATTCTATATATTTCACTCTTCTTTACTCTTTTTCCACAACCTGTATATTATATCTATGCGTTAGTAGTATGTATACTCTTTCCGTCTATTCCCGTTACAATTGTCATCGCATTAATGATCCCCTTACTACGATACCTGGGCTCTTATAAACTGTCACCTATATATACTCTCTGTGGGATTAATATTGCGTATTTCCTTCCAGAACTATCGCATTATATGACGAGAGAAGACACTGTACTAAAGATAAATACAGTGACTACCGTTGACATCATAGACAACTTCTTCTTTTTACTACCGCACAGCATCCTGGCGTCAACGAAGGCCAGTTATTAGATAACGGATCCATAAGAGCAAAGATACTCCAAATATTCCGCCCAACCATGTAGCATTAAAATAAAACAGCCTTGATTTCCATAAATAGTTACGTTTCCAGAGATATGTGAGCGGAAATGCCCAAAATGCGATAAAACATATGAATGCTACAATGAATAATCTGTTCCATATCATATCAACAATTCCTACCATAAACTCATATGGTGTAGTAGGATCAGTTCCTACTTGCATAAAATATCGTGTTACAGTTTCATATGAAATATAGCTTTGTTTAACCACATTCATGTATACATTTTCTGATGTACAATCATCGCAGACCAGAAAGTGCAGTTTTAACATAATACGATAGTTCTTTTTGTCCTTTTCGGTATCTGTTTCGTGATTTACCACTTGATGCTCAGCCTTATCAAAATCAAAAACTACATAATCGTTCTTTTGTAGTTTGTGATTAATACCAAGCTTTAGAAAGCGTGTTTCAACTTTCCTATTGTCAGGTGTGAGGCCAATCAAGACGCGATAGAAATGCATACCAGAGAAATTAAATACACCATCAATATGGGGCTCATAGTTTCCTGCCGCTCCATATAAAAATAAATCACGACTCCCTTTTGATGGCGCCTTTGAATAATAGAGCTCATCCATCTCGGAAATATTTATAACGATACAGCCTGATTTAGTACAGAGCTCATTCCAGAATGGATTCTTTTGAATACTTTCAACAATAGCTTTAACATCTGGGCTGAATTCATTGAACCATTTATGGTATGTTTTAGACTGTAGTTTATCTTTTGGTATCTCATTATAGAATTTCTTAGATAGGATATCAGTTTTACTTTGTATTTCCTCTGGAACTTGCCCAATACCAAAATTACCGTCAGTATCTTTAAAGTTTGTGAATATGGCGAATCCCTCAACCATCTTAGAAGTATATTAGAAGTTCTTTCTCACTGTAATAGCCGGCCCCTTCAACCTTTTTGCAGCATTGGGATCATACGCATTAGAATCCTCTTCTTCTTTATCGCGGTAGTAATTTGCCGAGTGCTGCCAGAACTCTGGAGCACCAATACGAAAATCCCCGTGCATATCGGCCTTATACCAGAAAATGCAATCCTCCAGTTTCGCCGACTGGCTCGTATTATCAATCACCAGGCATTCATAGTTCTGCGTACATTGGTCCATAATCTGGCAGAAGAATTCCAGGGACGGAAAAGCAGAAGCATAATTCTCATAAATGCGCTTCCTATTATTTGCATATGGCTCTCGCAGAATAAATACAAAATCCACGTTCGTCCGGAGTGCCGGCTGAATACCCAATGGATACTGCATAGTAATGATAAAGAAGACCTTCAGCCATCGCCCGTTCATAAACAAATAACGAATGTTCTTGTCATGTGTCCAGCTGTCATCGTACATGCAGTCGTCAAGAATCATGAATGAACGAGGGTCCAGGCGCGACTTTGCAGACCCGCCACCTGCCAACTCTTTTTGTATGCGAGCCATAATCATTTTCTGCCTTTTCACAAAGTTTGCCAAAACAATCGGCGAGTATTCTCCATGAATAAAAAGAGGAGGAATCATCTTTCCATAGAAGGAATTCGACTCTTCTGTTCCACTAATAACTGTCCCTAGAGGCATTTCCTGGTGGTGAAAAAGCAGGTCTCGCACAAGAGTGGATTTGCCCGTGCGTCTGCGCCCTATGAAAATCACAACGGCATCCTGGGGAATCTTCTTCATATCAAACTTCTTCAATGATACATTCACTGCTGCTGCCATATTGTATTTCTGACTATATTGTTCTGTTAAAATATTCACTGCGTTTTAGACTTACCATAAGATTTAGTCTGGATTGTAAGAATGGAATCGATACTCGGAGGTGTGCCTCTTCCCAAACCCCATTTCCGGATTGCCCCCCTTTCTTCTAAGCTCTCTTCTGTAACAGGGTTTAGAGACTTGCAGACATATTTTCCAACACTTGATACTATTTTTTCTGGAAAAAATCCAACTAGCCAGCTCTGGTTCGATTCCAAGTACCGTATTTGTGGCATCGACATTTCTGGAATATCCGGACCCTGTCTGGTAGACTTTTGCGTAAATGTAGATTGCTCTGGTGAAATGCCCGTCGCGGAAACGTCACCAGCCTTCTTAAAAGTTACTCATCTTCTAGACCCCATTCGATGGATGAAGGGGCTCTATAGCTTCCCCTTAACAAATAAACTTCCTGGTAATGAAAAAACATGGGGAAATGCTTATAATAAATTGCAGGACCCTATGAATCAGGCATATGTTGAGACGATTGCCTCGTATGCACTCGGCCGCCTAAGAGAGGGCGGAATATCCCCCCACTTCAACAAGTTTTACGGAGCATTCTGCGCAAAAGCCGACACGTATCGTTATAGTGTTACAGAAGAATTTCAGAGCTTCAGAAACTCTCGTTGGTTCTGGAAGGGAAAACATAGTTCGCTCTACAAACTCTCCGTGACTTTTGCGAAAAACTCTTCTACGCCCGTGCCAACCAAGACAGTAGAAGAATTACTCCTTGAACCAGAAGAGTTATTATCCGATTCTGAGGAAAGTGATGGCTCGAATTCCGTCGAAGAAGTAGATGTCGGTGAAATAGAAGAGGTCGACACTTCCGTACATTCTGGCGGAATTTCCGATATTGATTTTGCAGGTGAAGAGTCTGATGAATCTGATTGCGAGAGCGCTTCTACATGCTCTACAGATATTGGCGACACGTATAATATTTACGCAGAGATGTCAGATTTTCCTGTAATGATTCTGGCACTCGAAAGTAACTCTGGGACAATGGATTCTCTTCTAGATGATTATTCTGCAGTTGGTGCTTCTCCTGGGACGGACCTTTGGGAAGCAAAATGGTCCGCGTGGCTCTTTCAAGTTGTAGCGGCCTTATCTGCCGCGCAGAAATTCATTGGATTCACGCATAATGACCTTCACACAAATAATATTGTTTGGACAGAAACTGCAGAAGAGTATATGTACTATGTTCGAGATGGAGGAGAAGTGTTTCGTGTTCCCACTTACGGAAAACTCTTTCGTATTATAGATTTTGGCCGTGCCATTTACACATTAAATGGCCAACTCTTTTACAGTGACGATTTCAAAGTAGGAAACGATGCAGAGGGCCAATACGCTTTCAAACCTCTTGTTGTGCGCCCAGTAAATGAAGTAGAGCCGAATCCCTCTTTTGATTTATGCCGTCTGGCCGTAAGTCTTTTTGACGCTCTTTTTCCAAAACCGCCGCCCCTCAAAGAAGGGGGTGACATACTAAGTTTAGAGGAAGGACTTGAAATGAAAGAAACGGAGAGCGAACTCTACAATATTTTATGGACATGGATGCTCGACGATGAAGGAAAGAATGTTCTTGTAGAGCCGACTGGTGAAGAGCGTTTCCCAGATTTCGACCTCTATAGTCATATTGCAGAGTGTGTACACGGGGCCATTCCCTCTCAACAATTTACTCACCCAGTTTTTGACCGATTCCAAGTGAATTCCTCAGAAGTTGAAGGAGTTCACAAATGGAAACTCTTTTGCTAGTGGCATTTAATGCCGCTTAAATCTACTCTCTCTCAAATGAAATAGAATGCTTTTGCATGACCCACATATGATTCCAGAACCAATCTTAGTTGTTTCTGGACTACTATATCTTTTTCCTGCATACTATGCTCTTCTGCAGAAGAGGACATATAGTCTCGCCACATTTTCCTTCTTAACATTTACTACTGTGGGATTTCATGGAACTCGTTCTGAAATACTCTTTGCCCTGGATTGCGTTGCGATTCTGAATTTCCTGGTACACAATTTCTACTTGTCGCTGGCATCAAGTAGAGCAGCAGCTCTTATGTTTATTGTATCCGTTATATATAGCACATCTTCCTATTTTATAGGACAAAGGTATACTATATTATCATTTCATCCGGATTGGAATACTCAGATGTTTTACCATTCACTCATGCATGTATCAACTGCTTATTCCTCTTATGCTCTACTTTCCGCATACCCCTCTAAAAGTGTGGAACCCCCACTTTTACTTCCATGTCATCTTGTACTGCACCCCCCTGTAGAGCAGAAAGAGGAAGGGAGAAAGGAATAAAGGCCATTACTGCCTCGATTAAACTTGTAGAAGATTCGGGCAGAAGCTGTAAGATACAGAGGAGCATTATGGCACCAATAATGAAATCGCGCGCCACACTCTTAACAGAGGGATTCTTCTCCTCTAAATAAACGGTACTAACTGCACCAAGGACTGCTATAACAATTCCTCCAAGAACCATTCCAGGTACTAGAGGAGTTGACATTCTGGCCGCTACGCAGGAAAAAAAGTTTCCATTCTAGCGCGTGCCGCGGGCCGCGGGCGCACCTATAACTCTTCAAAATCCATTGGTAGGATATCAACTGCCTGCTCTAAATCTTCAAATGACCCAATATCTTCCGGGGGTCCCTCTAAAATCTTTACTTCTTCAATAACATCTTCATTAGGAGGGCTGAGAACTATTTCTGTTTTTTGTTCTAAAGTATCATTTCCAGAAAAAGAAATAGGGGTAGAAGATTTCTCTTCTTCAGCGTCTATTTCCTCTTCTTCTTCATCTAGCTTCTCTTTCTTTTCCTCTTTCTTATCTTCCTTCTTATCTTCCTTCTTATCTTCCTTCTTATCCTCCTTCTTTTCCTCTTTTGTTTCCCCCTTCTTATCCTCCTTCTTTTCCTCTTTTGTTTCCCCCTTCTTATCCTCCTTCTTTTCCTCTTTTGTTTCCTCCTCGTCCTCCTTTTCTAGTTCTTTATCCTTCTCTTTTTCCACTTCTTCTTCATCCTCTTCTTCATCATCTTTCAAATATTCGCGCAAAATGTTTTTTACAGGAAGCATGCTTCGTATTCCCTGTAAAACACCATCATTCAATAAATTCTCAATAAGCCTCTGATTTTTCTGCCTTTCAATAGATGCAACATTTGCCGAAAATAAATACGTATTGCTCCATAAAAGGCGAGAACACTCTCGCAGAGTCCTATGAATAAAATGGTCGATTTTGGGAATCGTTATTTGCAACTTCTTCTGTTTTGTTGTAAGGCGAATTGCAGACAATACCTTTGTGTGGGCAATAAAAACGGCAGTCATCAGCTCCTCCAGGTAATCACACTGTGACTTCTGAGAAATCGCCATGGTCTCGCGTTGCACTTTATCTGCGTTCCAATCTGAAATATCCTCTAATAGCGTCTGAAACATAAGAAGGACACGCTTTGAATCTGCCTCCTTTTCTTTTGCCTCTTCTAGCAAATCCAGAAAAAACTGTTGAATAGGAGGAACCAGGTACTGACACAACTGCTTTGTATATTCAGATTTTGCTTCTGCATATACGCTTACTCCATCTCCACCAAGGTCCATACTAGTTATTTTAGGGACTTACATATTCAGTTTCAAACGCGGATGAGAAAGTTAGAGAGTTGAATCCAGGGACTCGAGCCTGCGCCAATCGCACGAATACAATCTTGCAATTCGACAGTTTCGATTCCATAGTGTTCAATAAGTGTATCCAAAATAAGATATGGGTCGGCACCTTGTATCCGCAGCTTGCAAATATCTGTCCATGCCGGAATACTATACTCAACATCCCTTGTGGGTAATACACCAAAATGTTTTGCCATTGTAATATTTCGGGACTTACGATATGATTTTTCGGAACGGATTGTAATGATACTGCATCTAGAAAGAATGGGCGGGGACAATTTCCAAATCTCTCGCACTTCTAAGCAACATGTAACATTGGCAGCCGCAGTCTCTAGAATTCGTCGCAAAAATGCCTGTGCCTCTTGTGTGAGGTCGTCTGCTCCTTCAATCCAAACAAAAAGGCGGTCTTTTGACCTTACTTGTTGGTGAAGTACCTCGCGGCCCTCTCGCAATGACCTATCTATACGCGCATTCCAGCGAAAAAGTTTCGCTCGAGCCGTCGTTGCTTCTTCACGTATCCAACGCGATTTGCCTATACCTGCCTCTCCATTAATAAGTAGAGCACCCCTGTACCTCTGTGACATTCCTATAGCCTTCTGCGTGACCTGCGTTTAAGCGTTCTGCCGCGGCGACGTGTGCGCTTGCGACCACCTTGTAAACTTCTTGCAAAGGCCTCATTACTAGCAATCTGCTCTTGTTCTTTCTGTAAACGCTGTATTTCTGCTAAACTTGCCGCTTCTTCTTGCTGTATACGCCGTATTTCTGCTAAACTTGCCGCTTCTTCAGCGTGACGCGCATTCTTTAGGACTGACGCGTAGCGTCCCCTGCCAATGATACGGGCTGCAGGTGGGGCAGGTGTGGCAGCGGCAGCCGCCTGCCTTCTTTGCCCTACACTAAATTTTCTAATATTCAAGGGAGGTAGAGCAGCTGGAGAACTTCCTGCCATTTCGCTCGCTGCTGCCGCAACCCCCCTTGGATTTAAAGGAGCTAGGGCTGGGGCAGCTGTAGAACTACCTGCCGTTTCACCCGAATTTGAAAGTGATGCTGCTATTGCTGCTGCTAGTTGCTCTTCTTCTTTGGGGTCTGGAGCTACAACTCCCAAATGTGGAGCTTCACCTGCCCCTTGTAAACGTGAATATACTTGACGGGGAATAACAAATTGCACTGGAGTTGCCAGAAGACATACTCCTTCAAAATGTCCGCCGTTGTTATACATCATATAACAGGGCATATTAATCATATCTCCACGAACATTTCCATTATTTATAATCCACGTACTAGATTCAAGTTCATATATAATAACTTGTATTTTTAAAAAATTACATAAGTGTGTTACATCATCATCTATTAAATATGTTCCAGGTCTAAGAACTCTTAGTTCTATATTATGAAGCGTGAGAGGATTTTGCTGATTTTCTCTTGCAAACTTTGCACGAAACTGCGGTGTGGTTGGATACACACATGTTCTAAACTTCCTTGCAACAATATTTTTATCTTCTTTTGAAAGAAATCGAAAATTACTACAGCCAATTGTTAAAAGAGAGTGTATCAAACAATCAGAATTATTTGAACTTGAATTTAATGTAGCGTAATCTTTGTACTCGGGATTTCTACTTATCTCTCCAATATTACTAACTATTGTCGTCATGCCTCTCTTAAATCTTCCTGCAAAAGTGGTATGTATCATTTCATTTATTGCATTAAATGACCCTAGAGCTTCCACATTTTCTGGAGTAACCTCATCGAAAATTCCAAACTGTGCTTCAGATGGCATAGGATTGCCAGCAAGCTCTTGCTCATATCTATGCCATTGTTCTCCAAGTATTTGAACTTGTTCTCCTTCAGTAATACCTAATGTATAATTCCGAGCATTTGCACGAAAAAACTCGCCCCATGTTCTAATAGCAGAACCACGTCGTAATTCTGCTTTAACTTCCTCGCAGCCGACTTTTCTCAAAGCAAGCGCAAGGCGAGCAGCCTCTGCTGCAGTGACTCCTACAGCAGCCACTCCTGCATTTACGTCTCGTGCTTTATTTAACCTTCTTCTTAACATTACCTCTAATAGCCTGTTTGAAATTATATCAAATTTCTATTGACTACATATTTTCCAGCATTTCCTGCAGAAGCCTCTCGTCATGTTGCGCATTATGCGCCAGATTCTGTGAAGCCATTAAAGGATTCGATTTTACTGATGCGAGAACTTCGATACTATTCCTTTGTACACTCACGTCGAGCTTCAACGGTACTCGGGGACGCACCTGCCCAATATCCGCCACACCCGTTGTCAGACCCACTACGCGATTAACGGCATTGCTGCGGTCGTTTGTAATATCAGCATCGAGCTTCCTCGTGGTCTGGTGAATATCGCCGTCAAAAATAGCAAGCGCCCCCCCATTACCATGCATGGGGTCACGCCCCTGTGCAATCTGCTGCTTGTTCGGGTTGAGCCGCATATTGTAGGCAGCATCGTGGCTCGTGAAATCCTTGTTGACCGAGTTGGGTGTACCAAAGTAATCGGATTTGGCAGAAATCTGCGACTTTTGCGTGGGCCGTGCAATGTCTTCTGGGTCATACACTTTAATACGAGTTGCACCGTCAGCAGCTGGCGCGGCCTGGCCCATCCAGTTCCAGTTAATCGTTCCCTCGCGAATCGTTGTACGAGCAATATCATTCGGGTCCCATACAGTTACTGCAGGCGCACCCTGCGCGTAGCCAACCGGCGTACCCGTCTGCCGAACATTACCTACTATCTCCTGGCGACGTGTGGGGCGGTTCTGGTCATCAAAATGCACTGTCATCGCTCCCTCTCCACCAGCAGGAGCCACGTTCAAGCCAATAACACGCTCCCCAGTCACATTACGTTCATTAGGGCGCACTTCGTAACCTGAACGCCCATAGTCGGCTTCAGGTGCATCAGTATTGTCCGTCGTGTAAGTAGTCATATCGGCATTACGAAATCCAGCACCGCCATATTGCTGGGCCATGGGTGTGCGAAACGAGCCCGTGACATATGACTCGCCGAATTCAACCGCCCCTGCAGGACCAATATTCTCGGAGCTCGTCTCGGGGCGCGCAGTGAATTTCATGACCTGTGTAGGGCGCTGGGCCTCCTTAATCAGGTCTCCCGTTGTCACGAAAAAGCGCTTGCCAGAATCATCAATATAAAACCGGTCAGGTCTGTACTTGCGCACCTCTCCTGCATCCTGCGCAGCCCCGCCAATAAAATGCTGGCCAGGAACCACGGGCTGATTATAGGTGAGCTTAGGATTGTCAGACGTACGCAAGTCATCCGTGCGACGCTGATTATCCATCATGTATTGATTCACCTCGAACTGCTGAAATCCGCCCTTGCCCGTCGTAGCAAATCCTTCATTTACACCAGGGCCAACATGGACCGGCTCAAAAGGCCTCTCGCCCGCCCTGTTGCGCGGGTCATTCATACGACTTTGCACAAAATCCGTATTGTCTTCCATTCCAAAAGGATTGCCATAGGGCGCCCGTGCCGTATCAAACATTGTCTCCACTTCTCGCTTAACCACCTGCGTTACACCCGACCCTGTAAACGTATCAAGGATACTATTATTAGCTTGCGGTCCAACATTCTGTTTTACACGTCCTCCGAAAAAAGGCACCATGTTATTGTGATTGAACTCTGCGGACGGCATTTCCTCCCCCGAAAGTACACTTCTTACCACTCCATTATTGGCATAGTCAGGTACAACTTCAATACAGGTGGGATTCATTGCAACATCTGGTGTCGCAGTATCAATCGGTTCAGGTTTCGGATTAAGGTCCGGGTCCATATTAATGCGCCTCTCGACAGGGGTAGAATAATTCATAAGGGTGCCTCTTACTCCGGGAATAGGCTCGCTAGGAAATGCGGCATTCCCCATCAAGGAGTCGAATCTACGGTCCAGTTCTTGTGCTCCTGATTTTGGCGAGTTTCCCCTCTCCGTGTTTGTGAGAGGATCCGAAGTAGGACCACGCTGCGCATTGGATTGGAAAGACTCATGTTCTTCTTTTCCCGAAAGGCGTGTAACAATATAGCCTAATCCTATTGCTGCAAATAGAGCGGCTGCCTCCATACTACATTAGCGTATGAAAGTGATGTTAGAGGAAATGTACCACAGACCATTCAATGAGCTGTAGTTTATTTGTACCGTGTTGTGCTGCCCCCCCTATGAGAAATCCGTCCCCTTATGCGTTTTGCAGCGCTCTTTATCAAGCATCTTGGAGGGGATGAAAAAATCAAATGGCGTCTCATATGTGAGCTGTGGTTGGTGGGGAAGGGGGTCAAACCGATTCCAACCCGTCGCCCGTAATGTACAAGGGGGGTTCACCAGCCGTTGAAATAAATGAGGCATACTCTCATCAGGTGCGGATTCTAAGGGCGTATTGTTCATTGCGTTCGTATCAGCATTATAAAGCCTCTCATCAACGCGAATACGAGAGCCAAAACGATTAATACCTTTTAAATCCGACTCTACATCTGTCTTCCACTTTCCAACTGGCCAGCTCGCTCCTGACATTTGTATACGAGTTGTTGCATCTACAGGGAAACTTACAGGGCAGTTTGCATCCGGGGGGTTCACATAATAGCGCAGGGCATACGATGTAATGCGCATATCATCTTCTTGATGAAAATCGTCGAATTTTCCCCGAGTTAATGCTTGTTGTTTGACTGACAGCGCCATCTAACTAACGGCTCTTCTTAATATTTCTCAGGCTTTGAGCAAGACTCTTTTACAAGTGGAAGGGGGGCAAAGACGGAAGGATATGCCCATTGCTGGTACTCTCTTAGCGGCACTTGAGTCGTCTCGATTTTCAGTGTGAGTTTGGGATTATTTCTCACAATTGAGTCACCCGTAGGAGGCAGGTGATGCCTGTAAATGGCGTCCGAGTTGGGGCGTGTAATACCGAGCAAGTCAGACTCAAGGTCGACCATATTACCAGAAATACGGCTTACTTCATTGCCTCCAACCAACCCCAAAATATGCCGGCGCTCTTTTACATGTTGTACTGCTGATTTGAATTCCTCATAGGCTTGAGGATTCTCTATTGCATCCTTTCTCGTTGCATCAATATTTGGAGCAGCGGGGAAAGCTTCAGTTATAGATGCCATTCTCATGGTATCTTAGCAATTAACGTCGCGGATATAGGACCGGCTGGGAAGACCCCCGCGAATCCATCCGGGCGATGCCATCTCAGTTATAAGGTGCTCAGGCTTCTGAATATTATTCTTTACAGAAGGAATCTGCGGCTCGAACACACCTTCAAACTGTTGCTCCGTAACCGTGCCAGCCTCCTTGCCCATCCGTACTTGCTCGGAATGAAGGAGAAGAGTCTCAATCTCGGCATTGCCGCGACCGCCACCCATATAGGGTACACTCAGAAAAGGGCGCGCCTGCGCACGAACATTGCAGCGATTGTTATTGAATTCTGGCTGATTCTTCAGCACAGACTCAGAATCAATATCGTGATTATTTGAGCCAAATCCCTCGCGGGCATAGATAAGAAGCTCCTGTGCAGCAATAGGGTTCACTTGCCGGGCATCCGGGACTAGATTACGTGTCGTATAAGCACCAGGGCCCACGGATTGTGTGTAATATTGGCGTATTCCACAGGCATCATCCTTTGTGTGAGTAAGACGGTTGAGTTGCATCCTCTTCTGAATGGTAGATGGAGAATATATCCTGCGTTAGTAGAATGGCAACAACGCGGAGCAACTCTTTGGCAAAAAAGTTCTGTCGTTGCATAAAAAAAGTCCGGAAGACTGTGCGGCTTCGAAGCGGGAGCGGAAGCAAAGGCAGAGAATCCGCTGCTATTGCTATATGTACGAAGAGTGTTCTCCAGACTCGGGGGAAGACTCTGCGTAAAATATCATGTAAAAAAGGAGCAAAACTCAGCACGCAAGCACTTTAGTGCGAGCCTTTTAAGACAAGCACTTTAGTTATTCATCCAGGGCAGTGCACCCCCATCTGTCCCGGGAAGGCATGCTTCTCTACCACCCTCCTTACAGGTCTTCCCAGGAATCTTGTATAACCACTTCTGGTAGGAATCAACATCGTTGGGAATAGTCGTGGAAGGCATCGAAACGAACTGCCGCTGCCCCTGCGTCTTACCAAAGACATCGGTAGGGTCACTGTAAAACTCTGTACGGAAAAAATCATCCAGGGTCACTTTTACACTTGGATCAAAGATTGTTACAGCCATTGGCCGAGTAACATTGTATTTCAATTGGTCTATTAACACGTTCATAAAGGGATTCTTTGCAGAAGGGAGAGTCAAAGTCGCAGGCGCCGCGCCCCCAATCTCATCATAGAATTGCACCGCATTCAAGTTGTCCTTCGTATCCTCATAATGTGATTTACAGCGGGGGGCAGAACCTGAGCCATCTGAAGCCTGGTCGCTCGTAGCATCTGCAAATCCTTCCCTCTCACTCTGCATTTCACGTAGTGCCATAAAGTGAGGGAGTGATAGAATCGTAGCAACACTTATGAAAAATGGCACGGCAAACTTGGTTTGCACAACAACCGTGCTTACCACCGCAGCAGAAAAAGCCAACACGTACACAAGAATAATACTATTCACATACTCGCTTGCACACGGTCCATTCTTCCTTGCCCTTACAGTAAATCCTGTTGATAATAATACTTTGGGATTCTCCCAGGCATAAGGATCACATATTGCATATTTCGTCATCTAATGACTCCTACCGTTAGACCCTATTTCTTTGCTGCTGCCGCTTTTGCTGCTGCCGCTTTTGCTGCTGCCGCCTTTCGCTCCTCTAACTTCTTGCGCAGCCGAGCCTGCGTCTGGGCTAGGCGACTCTTATCATCACGCCCTGCAGCGCGGGCGGCGGTAGGGTCCTCAAATGAAAATGCCTTTCTAAAAGACTCCATCATCTCCGTAAATGCCGGGTTTGACTGAAATTCCTTCATCATCTCCTCGGCCTCCGCTGCCAACTCTTCAGGGCGAAGTTCACCCCTCTGAATCTTCGTCTGCAGACGCTTCCCTACACGCATCATTGCATTCTGCAGAATCGCCGGATTTGCCGTAGAAGCCTGCATCAGAATCTCAAAGGCACGCGCAGGGTCACGCTCTACAGCCTTCAAATCCTCAGGCCGGAGCCCAAAATCCTCAGGCTTGAACTCACGTACAATATCCTCTGCCAGCTTTGCCAGCTTCCCCTTTAAAAACTTCTCAGGCAGCTTCGGAAGAGCACCCGTCCCCCCAAAAATGTCCTTGAATTTCTCCGCCATCGACTCGAAATCCACCTTATCCATGCGACTCCTCCAGTTTTTCATGATATTCTCAGCCCACTCCTTGCCCATCCCCTGTGCAGAACCATTCTCACACATCGCAAGGAGGTCCATAATAGAGAGATAGTCGTAGACTGTCCGCTTTGTCGTCTCACTCGCGGACAACCATAGCGCATGG